ACGCTTGTCTTTTCTGTCCTCTATGGAATTCTCTTTTGATCTCATAGCTTCAACTTCCATGTTTTTAAGCTTCATGTTGTATTGAAATTCTAATTCCATCAATTCTTTCTTTGCGCCAACCTCTACCTGTATCCTTTGTTGTTCTATTTGACCTTTTAATTGTTCTAGCTGAGACTTAGTTGCGAATAAAGCTTGGTCTTTTTGGACTTCCGCTTGAGCTGCTACTTGTTGAGCCTGTGCGTTTGCTTGAGCTTGAGCTTGTATGTTAGCTTGTTGCTCTGCTTGTAATCGTTCTTGACGCTTCTTTTGCTTAACTTTTAGCAATTGATTAGCTAATTTTAAGTTTTTAACTTCACGAATATCGATAGCATCGGATAAATCTATTAAACCTGCCTGCAAAGCTGTTTGCACATTGTTTTCTAATATTTGTTTTTGCTCATCATCCGGTCTTAATTCTAAAAATATACCAAAGTCATGTAAATGCAATTCTCCCAACTCTTCTAGAGTGGCTACGTTGAAAGCTCCTATTTTTTGTACAAACGATTCTCTAGCAGGGTGGTATTCTAATATATCTGATATTCTAAGCGACAAACATTCCGCTGTTTCTTTTGTTAAAAACAAACCGGCATCTAATATATGTCTTGTAGCTGTATTTGAATTTGCTGCTGCCATTTTTTGAATACCAACTAAAGCTCTTGAATCTTGCGTGCTACCATCTCTTGCTTCGTTTAAACCGGTTACATCTCTTATCATTTGTAGATAGTAATTGTAAGTCTGAATTAACGTAGCCATCTTTTGACCACCACTACCAGTTTGTATTTCCTGTATCGGAACTTTACCTGGATTCATATCACCGTCTTGAGTAAATGATCTACCAATAACAGATCCTGTTTGAAAGAACATATTAAGAGCTTCTTGAGGATTATAGTTGGTTCCGTTACCTAAATCAACTTCATTAATACCATCAGCGTCTAAATAAACACCGTCAGGTATCATTCTCTGCAATACTTGCTGTAACTTTAAATGAGTCAATTGAATCATATCAGCAAAACCAGTACATCTACTAACTATAGATTCTATCTTACCTTGATACATTCTTGGAGCAGTAATAGAGTAATTCATTTTAACTTTAGATGAATCGCTTTTAGGCCGCATCATATTTGGTGCCATTTCCCATTTCAACAATAGGTTAGTACCTAATACCATAACTCCTTCGTACAAAACCTCTAAAGATCTTGATAGCTTTCCATACTCTGCTTCGTAAGCTTCGATAGGTGGATCATACTGGTCATCTCTTACTATTATTTTTGTTGCACCAGTTGCTGTTTCTTTAACCTTATAAACCTCATTCATATAGGTTTTATAGTTAAAATATAAAATTTGCACAACGTTTGAGTCTCTATTGTTGTTTACAGAATTTGAAGGGTTGTTGTCGTAAACACCTTTGTTTTGAGTTCCTTGCTGTTGAATTTGCGCTAGCTGATCTTGTGTTAAATTAGGAAATTGTTTCTTAAGTTCATTAATAGGTATGAATTTTACTTCACCTACGTAATATATATCTTGAAAATAAGGATCTTCAGTGTAAGAATAAACCATATAAGCCGGATCTACATATTCAACAGTAACACCGCTAGATTCTGTAAAGTTATTTTTAACAGCCCCGATACCTAATATGGTTAAATCTTCGTTTATTCTTCTCTTTGTTAGATCATAATTGTTACCAGCTAGCATAGTATTGATAGCCTCTTCTTCCGCTATTTCTATACCTTGCTTGTAGGTAAGTTGCATGTGCAAATCCAATTCTTCTTCAGAATCAGGTAATCTGTCAGGACGGTTTTCAAACAAATTAATGCCAAATTGCTCTTGTGCAAAATTGTTTAATTCTTCTGTTTGTAAATCTCTAATTATAGATTCCATATAAGCTGTTCTTTTAGAAACACCGTATGGATCCTGAGAATAAGCTGTAATATCAAAACTTCTATCGGATATACCGTTAACTACTATATCTACAAATTTAGATAAAATAGGTACAGGTTTCCAATCTAGGTTTAAATAAGACAAATCGCCATTTATAGACATTTCGTCTTTGTACTTTTGTATTGGTTGTTCCCCTCTTGCATACAACCTTAAAGCGTGGAATGTATTTTGATTACTTCTAAATCTAGTTGTTCCCGAATTACCGTCGAACCATTCATTAGTAATTGCTCTACCAACTTGCAATCCATAATCCTGAGACATTTTCTCTTGATCACTTACAACTTGACTTGGAAAAAAACTATTTGTTACACCTCTAGCCATATTCTTATTTTATTATCTCGGATAAATTGCCTTCTTGTTTGTATTTTGCAAATTTAACTTTCATTGTTCTTTTTTGTATTGGAGCATTCGGTCTGTATAAATCTTTATTACATGCCATTACAGCTAGCCCTGAGCTTATTGCTGCATCAAACTTTGTTCTATTATTTATATCAAACTTAGACCAATCATTTAGCGTTTCATTAAAATACATTGTGCCATAATTTCCATCCGACTTTAAACCCACGTAGCTATCTATATACATTTCTATAGCTGATGCGTGTGCTTGTTTTATATCTTCACTTGAATTCGGTATTCCACCTATTTCTTTTTCTGTTACTGATAATTTATTCCAAAGCTTATCCGGGCGATTCATTGAATACCCTCGGTATCCTCTTCTTTTAAAGTAATACAAAAGCCTAGGTTTGTTGTTCTCACATAATAAAGGCATCCCATAAAACACACAAGCCATTAATACATCTTCGAAAAATATCTCAGCTGTTTGAGGTCTTGCTACGTATTCTAAAAAGAAAGTGCTCGGTGGAGCATCTTCCATACTAAACTTAGTTAAACCGTGTAAAGCTCCTTTAGACCCTCTGCCATCAGTTGTTCCAGATATATCATAACTATCACAGCCAAAAGCACCCATATGTTCATTACCAGGATGTCTAACACCATTTTTTATTACTTGACGATTTTGAATATTGTAAGAAGGAGTCCAGGTTATTAAAAACCTACCTTGAGGATTTGGACTAAATACTACTTTAGAATCCTTTATTCCATTCTCCCATTGAAAGCTACCTTTTGTTACTACATTACTATTAGCTAAATCTTCGTTGTAATCTATTTGTTCATATATTTTCGCTAAGTTAAAGATACTGTTTTTAGTCTCATCTCTAAAAGCGTGTTCCTCTGTACGTGGAAACTGTCTGTAATATTCATTTAGAGCATCCTGGTCGCCTTTTAATCCGTCAGCTTCATTATTCCAATGCTCTATGACGCCAACTTCAATAGCATCTCCGTGTGGGCCTTCGCAATCTTCAGGTGGGGTGTTGAATACAGGCATTCCATGAGCATCAATGAATCCTTCGTAATTCCATTCCATAGGAATGAATAAAGAATACAATCCTGAGCGAGTCTGTCCATTGGCGTTTCTTTTCGTAACATCTGATGTTCCATATAGCTTCTTAAAATTTTCACCTCCTTTGTCAAGCGCATTTGAGGTAGATCCCATCATACACTTACCAATAACTCTTGCTCCTAATCTTAATGTCGTTTTTGTAACCCTCCAGTTGTTGAGGATGTTGTTCGGCCTTTCCCATTTCCCTGATTCGTCGTGGACGAGTAATTTGAGTTTCTCACCATCGTACGCGTTGTCGCCGGTGTTCTTCCAGTCAATCGTGGTGTCAAGACCTGATATGATTTCTTTAGTTTTGTTTTGATCGAGCTTCCTCCTGGTGAGCTTCGAGGCGGGGACACGATAGGCAAGTTCGGTTTTTGGTCTATCCATTCCGTCTTGTACCGGTTTAAAGAAAAACGGGTAGTTAACGGAAATAGGAACAACTTTGTCTGTGAACATTTTCTTCGCATCGGAGCCAGATTTGGACAAAATTCCAAACCGTGAGTCGCTTGATATAGTGGCCATGTTAACTGTCTCCCCAGACGCCATGAATGAAAATCCCGAACGTCTATTCTTGAGATAGCACATTCCATAACTTCTCTTGTCTGCTTTGCAAGCCTCCCAGAATATATAGAATAATCTATTTGATTCTCGAAACTCTGGTTTCCCAACATCAATCTTGGACCATTGCAAGTACATAAAATGAGTACCAGTAATGTAAGTATCCACATTCTTATTATTGAACCAATGACCGTTTTCTCTTTTATTAAATTGCCCATCTATATATATCCCCCATTTGATTTTAAATTCGTCTGGATAATCTCTCCAGTCGAATATACTAGTTATAGACTTTAGTTCCCTAGGATACTCCTCAGGTGTCCATCTGTCTGTTTTCTTATCTATTTTAGTAGGGGCTTTTGGTAAAGCAATCCTAAGATTTTGTATTTCATATATTTCTCCAATCTGTCCGGTCCTACTTATAACAACGACATCATGTTCTTTGTTGTACCCGTATTCCCATTTCTTTCCTTTATTTAATCTGGAAATAGTAGTTAGTTTTATAGGTGTTACAACCCTGTATAAGCTCTGCTCGTACATTACTTAGATTTTCTTTCAGCGAAACCTTTAAACTCCGTTGTTTCAAGTTCTTTCTTAGGTTTGTTTTCTAATATTCTTTCCTCGTCC